ATGTCCCGATATCAGTAGTAAAGAATGTGGGAAAATGGTTTTTATCAGTCCGTCATCAAGTGGCGGCAGATATGAAAAAATAAGTGATAAAAGATGCAAGGTTACGTCCGAGAAGAAGAAACGGAAATGACCTTGCTTTTTTATATCGTCTTTTTAGCATTGCAGACGTAAAAGAACAAGTCAAACGATACCGGACTGAACCGGGTAAAAAATGTGATTTGAGAAAGGAAGATAGAACATGAAAAAAGAAGAATTAATCGGATTGGGACTTGACGAGGAAACAGCTAAGAAAGTGGCAGATGCAAGCACTGAGGAACTGAAAGGCTATGTTCCAAAAAGCAGACTGAACGAGGTTATTGCGGAAAGAGATAACTATAAAGGTGAGTTGGCAGACCGTGATAAGCAGTTGGAAGATTTAAAGAAATCATCCGGAGACAGTGAAGCATTGAAAAATCAGATCGCAGAGATGCAGAAAACAAACAAAGAAGCCCTTGCCGCCAAGGATGCAGAGATTTTATCCATCCGCAAAAACAATGCCGTAGAAAAGGCACTGAGCGGCGCACAGGCTAAGAATGCAAAGGCTGTCATGGCACTTCTCGATTTAGAGAATGCAGAGTTACAGGAAGATGGAACAATCAAAGGTCTTGAGGAACAGATTAAGTCCTTAAAAGAATCCGAGGAGACATCATTTCTTTTCAATGTAGAAAACAAACCACCTCAGCCAACCGTTAAAGGTGCGACACCGGGACAGGCAGGAACACCGCCAACGGCAAGCAATGAGTGGGAAACAAAACTTGCAGAAGCAAGAAAGAATGGTGATAACTTAGCTGCTATTGCCATTAAGAGAGAAGCCGCAGAGAACGGCATCAATTTATTATAAGAAAGTGAGGGCTTAAATTATGTCAAACGTAACAGGAATGGGAACATCTTGGAACTTACCAAACTATGCAGGGGAGTTATTCACAGCATCCCCAAAGAAAACACCTTTATTATCCGCAATTGGTGGATTAACCGGTGGAAAAACATCAAACTCTATGGAGTTCGTATGCGGACAGGAGTATGAACTTCCAGCAGCATCACAGCCGGAGATTACAGAGAGCGATTCTGTAACAGCACCAACAGCAACAGCGATTGCAAGAGAGCAGAAAACAAACACCTGTCAGATTTTCCATGAGACAATCGAACTCACATATGCAAAACAGGCTAATGCAGGAAAGCTTGAGGGATTGAACATCGGTGGTCAGTCAGCTAATCCGGCAAATGAATTAGATTTTCAGGTTGCCCGTAAGTTAGAGAAGATTGCAACAGATGTTGAGTACACGTTTTTAAATGGTGTGTATCAGAAAGCTACAAAGGCAGACGTAGCACCAAAAACAAGAGGACTTATTTCATTATGCGCAGATTCAACTTCTATTGATGCGCAGGAAGCCGAATTGTCAAAAGCATTACTGGATGCTTTTTGGTTGGAGCTTGTACAGAATGGTGCTTTATTTGACCATATGACATTACAGGTAAATGCAACATTAAAACAGAAAGTAACTGCTATTTACGAGGACCAGTACAACGCACAGATGAACATGGGTAATAGAAAAGCTGGTGGAAATATAATCACAATCGAAACAGACTTCGGTCTTGTGGATATTGTATTTAATCAGTTTATGCCTGTTAAGTCATTACTTGCAGCAGATATCGCTCATATCGCACCTGTATTTAATCCAGTGCCGGGAAAAGGAGTTCTCTTCCTTGAGGACTTAGCAAAGAATGGTGCGGCAGAGAGAAAACAGATTTATGGTCAGATTGGTTTAGATCATGGAATGGCATTCATGCACGGCGCAATGTCAAATATCAAATAGGAGGTAGGCATATGAAATTCTGGGATGAAAAAACAAAAACATTAATGACTGAGGAAGAAAAGAAAGCTGCTGATGCTAAGAAAGAGGAAGAAGCTTTAAAGAAAGCTGAGGAAGAAAAGAAAGCCAAGAAATCTGCTGATTCAAAAAAGGCAGATGCCGAGCAGGATAAGTAGGTGTTGATATGAAAGATAAAGTTATCCAAAGATTAGTTTCATTTGGCTATTTAAAGGCGGGGGAAGATGATTCCCTTGCCGCTTTATCTGCTATGGATGAAATGATGGTTGACTTTATCATTGATAAGGTCAGGAATCAAATCATTGCAGAGATTAACGATGAAATACCGGATGAATTAATGCCAAGTGCTGTTGATATGGTGGTTGGAGAGTTCTTTTTGAGTAAGAAGAACTTGGGTCAGTTGACCATTGACGATATTGACCTGACTGATACCGTCAAGAGCCTTAAAGAGGGAGACACTGACATTACTTTTGCCGATGGCGGGAGTCCGGCGGAAATGGTAGATACATTAATACGCTATCTCGTCACTCCCAGAGTGCCATTTGGGGACTTTAGACGTGTTAGGTGGTAGTAAGTATGGATAAATTCAGAAAAGCTATAGAAAGGCTATATGACGATGTTTGCACGGTATATGAGCAAATGGACGTGACAGATGAAGATACAAAAATCACGGAACCGGAAGAAGTTGCTGTGCTTGAAAAGCAGAAATGCAAGCTGTCCTATCAGAAAATAGCCACTACATCAAATACAACAGGGGCGGCAGAGATAACAACGGTCACAAAGCTTTTTATTTCTCCCAATGTGGTCATCAATCCGGGTTCAAAAATCGTAGTGACACACAAGGGAATTGTGACAGAGTTTTGCAGTTCCGGTGTACCGGCTCATTATAAGAGCCACCAAGAAATCGAATTGAAGATGTTTGAAAGGTGGGCTTAAGCATGGGAACGTGGGGAAATTGTGATTTTCATGAATTGCAAGAGTTTCAGCGTAAGATTGACAGCATGAGCGAGCAACAGACACAGAAGTTTTGCGAGGATTGTGCCAAAGAGTTAGCGGCAAGGCTTCTTGCTAAGGCAATCAAGCGTACTCCTGTCGGTGATTATGAGAAAGGAAGCGGGAAAACAGGCGGCACGCTTAGAAGAGGATGGACGGCACAAGGGAATGCAAGTGGCGGACGGACGGCAAGCGCAAAACAGTATGCCAATTCATTAAAAGTCACGAAATCCGGCAGTAATTATGTTATCGAAATCACGAACCCTGTGGAATATGCATCCTATGTTGAATTTGGTCACAGAACCAGAGACCACAAAGGATGGGTGAATGGTAAATTTATGATGACCATTTCTGAAAAGGAAGTGGATGCGCAGGCACCCGGTATTTTGCAGAGGAAGTTGATAAAGTATTTGAAAGGAGTGTTTAGTTGATGCTCAAAGAAACAGTTATAGGCATTTCCAAGGCAATCAATGGCGCTCTTGGAGATAGTTACAAAATTAATAAAAACAAAGTCGAGCAGGGGGGAAAAAAACACCCC